GACTTAATCGCTTTATGCATGAAACTAAGATGCATTCTTTTGTTTAAATCTTGTAGTCCAGAAGAACAGAAAGCAACAGAATCAACTGCCATCTTAATTCCTTGGGAGTTAGACATATCTCCCACTGGTCCCATTGCACCACCCCTTAAATATCCCCTTGGGTTGTACAAATAATAATCAATGTAGTTACCCCATTCATGTTCAAGAGCTGTTCCTTGAACTGACTTTGCTAAGGAAGCATCAGGTGGACTACCCATCTTACCTAATTTTTGTCTAACCTTACGCATCTTGATTGCATCAACATAACGCAATTCAAGAATACCTGCTTTCGGATTATCTAAATCCACTACCTTATGATAAAAAATTCGTCCGTCAATATACCACGAACGAATAATTTCATGAGCACGATTATCAAAATTCAAAAGTCTTTTGATATAATCAAACTCATCCCTTACTTTCTTTTTAATTCCTGCACCAATATCCAGATTTTCTAGATTGATGTCCACACAAGAGTCGTTATTATCACTAACAACGAACTCATTCACAATTTCGTCAACAGCAGAATCCACCTCAGGATGAAGAGCCATATCCCTATATCTACGGATTAGCTCGTACTCATTCCTTGCGGTGGCATCTGTATCTACGTATGTCCCAAAGTAACCGCCAGCTGCAATAGAGACTGGTTCATCTGCAAGAGGAGGAACAGGTGATTGACCTTTCTTTTCAGACTTGCGATTAATTTGGAAGCCAAATAATTGACCCATTACTAATTAAACCCAGTGTTTCCTACTGTTATTTATAGGATGTTAATTCCGCTATCTCCAGCAGTAGTATCACTGTCATCACCAACTGTCCAATATGAATACTGGAATTCAACTGAAAATTCTTCAATCTGATCGTTGCTATCGTAAGCAAGGTCAATAGCAGATGTGCTGATTGGGAATGCATACCATAACTTATATGATCTTAGTTCGTCACCAGCAACTGAGTTATCTTTCTCAAGCTGTTTAATAACAACTGAACGACCATATGCTGTAGGATCTATTACTGATGCAGTGTTTGCTTTGTGTGTATTGATTTCATTCAACCACTGTTCAAAGTAAGCACGTGACTTCATCTCTTTATCATTGATAAAGGTTGCTGACCAGTTATCAAATGTTCTGTCTCCAGCAATCTTAACTGTTCTTCCTCTAAAAGGAACTTCTATTACACCAATATTTGATGCAGGAAGTACAGCAGACTTACACATGTAAGTAACAAGTGTGTTATCAGCATCAATTGTTTCAGGGAACGAGATGTCCACCTGGAACATATTGGGTCTGACACCCTGCTTTACTACTTGCAAAAAGCTTGATACGTTGCTTGTAATTGCCATTGTTTTAATGTCCTCTTCTTATATATTTAACGAATTAGCGTCCAACGACTTCTTGGAACGATACACCAGTACGTGTAGCAGTAAATGTTACTGTTACGTAGTTGATGGAACGAGCAGGTTTGATGAATAATTCCGCAACAAATTCGTTACGGTCAATAACATCTGGTGTGTTGTTTGATGTATCACAGACAACTAAGAAGTCTGTAATACCCTGCTGTGCAACGATATCGTTAAGATAAGCATTGATAGTTGATAAGAACCCAGAACGAGTAACCTCGTCATTAAGTTCAAACAGAACTGCCTTACCAAGTGCCTCAACTCTTTTCTCAATATTGAGGAAGAGTCTACGAACATTGATACGATCAAACGCTGAAGGTGAAGCAAGTGCAGTCTTATCACCAAATAGTACAGAACCTGTTCCAGGGAAACTTACTATTGGATTAATTCTTGCTTGATAAAGTTCGTCTCTGTCTGCCTTGTTAGGATTGTATGCTAACTTAACTACGTTACGAACTCCACCACGTGATAGTCCAGCAGGTGAAATCCAATCTGCATTGGTTGTGGAAGTGTTAACACACAATCCAGCAATATCACCATTGCAAGCAACCCAACGATACTTATCATTGAACCTATCATACATGTACTTGTATCCACTATCCAACACAGCGAATGAAGTAGATGTAATTCCACTCATGAAGTTGAGTGTATTTGTCTTTTGCTGAGCTGTTGTTAAAGCAGATCCACCAGCTCCTACTTGATTTCCTTTATGAGGAGAAACAAATGCTACACAATCCTTTCTTCCAGCAGCGATTGCAACTGCTTTCTGTGCCTTAGACTTAGTATCTGTTTCAGATCCCATTGATCCACCCATAAGAACAAAGTCAACCTCTGTCTCTTCAGTGTCAGCAAATAGATCATACCCAGCCATTACTTCTCCAGCAGTATAAGCATAATCGTCTGTACCACCAGTTAATGTTGTTTCGTTAGCACCAACCAATAAGAAGTAATCACCAGAAGCAAGAGATGATGAAGCAGATCCAAGTACCTTACCACCACCTGTTGTATTAGGTTCAAATGTGCCTGTTAAAGCAGCACCGTGGAAAAGGTTTGTTGATTCTAGGTTGATTATATCTTTGTAGTAAGTTGAAGCACCTTCAGGACTCTTACCATCAGATAATTTGGAAAGGAATGTAAATCTTTCTAGAACTGTATTAGCAGCACCAGAAATATCTCCTGTTGTATCAATAGCAGCAACGTGAATTTCATCGTACTTTAGTCCACGTGAAGAAGCGAACTCAGAAGTACCAGGACGAGGACCAATTGCAGAAAGTTTTAATCCAGTTGAACCAATTGTTGTATTTGTATACCAATCTTTTGCAGAAGAAATAGCAATATCTGTTGCTCCATCTTCATAAGTATCACCTGTACCAATTAGAACTGTTGGATCATCAAGAACAACAGTAACTGTTGTACCAGAAACTGCTTGAACTTCAGCAGTCTTTGCTTGACCACCTACGTTAAATTGTACAGAACCACCTACTGTTGGTGTATTGTTCTGAGGAGCAGATGCTAATTCAATAATTTGATCAGGTCCACGGTCTACAACAACTGCAAGAACTGAGTTACCCCATGTACCAGCAGAACGTGCAGCAAAGATCTTAGCACCACCAACTCCAGAATTCCATTCTGTATCGTTTTTAATCAGTTGACCACCACCGTTAGCAGCATTTGCTACTCCAGTTTCAGCACGTACAACAGCGAGCCTACCGCCATATCCTAAAAATTCCGATGCTACTAACCAGTCTTCTGCGTTAGAATCTTTTGGTGATCCAAAAGTGTTAATTAACTGCTTCTGATCAGAAATTGATGTTATAACACCGATTGGTCCTTTTTGAAACGATGAACTAAATGCAGCAGTAAGAGCAGAATCTCCTACAATAACAGCATTTGATAGGTCACGTTCTCTAAGAACTACACCAGGCGAGACTTGACTTGCCATGTTTTTCTCCTCTGATAATTCCAAATTTATCTGTAAGTATTTAGAATTTCCAGAAAGTCAGCAATATAAAAGACTTAGGGGAGTTGGAATACCCCCTAGAAGTTCCACATATATGCAGCAGTTTCTTGGGTATCACCATAAGCCCATAGATCACCTTCTCCATCAATGAATGAATCATCACCTAATCCATCATCTACAAAACCAAAAGGAGCCATATCTTGTTCAATTTGATTTCTCTGTTCTTCATAAATTCTTCTTCTGACATCTTGATCAGTCATCTCTTTGAAGTAGTCTTGCATGACTAACCAAGAGAAGAGTACTAGACACATCACTAGGTCATCATGATACCCATCATCTGCTTCCCAACATTGTTTTCGCTGAATGAATGTTGTAAGCTCTCTTAATATATCAAAGTCTTTAAAGGTTAACTTGTCATCTTCTATGACTGCTTTCAGGTTTGCACAACCTTGTTTCTTAACTGTGATACTCATCTTCACACCTAGTTGAGTCTTGGTTCCAGAGAACCCTTGACCTACTACCTGACCTGCTCTACCACGCATTGCACACATCAATACGTTAGGATATTCTAGGTCATAATTTAATGTCGCTGCTATACTGTCACCTATATCATTTACTTCAACCAGTATATAAGGCCACCGATACTCTTTGGCTACGGAATGTATTACTGACGGAAATAGTACAGGTTTGATTTCATTATTTCTGTACTTGGCAACAATTTGATACGGTAACGTGGTGATATCAAACACGACAAAAGCACTGTAGTCGCCACCGATACCTCTGGCAACATCCACAGTGATAATATATTCGTGACCTTCTTCGCTTCTTTTATATACGTCAAGTCCAGCATTGCTTGTAATAGGATCTTCAAATGGAATAGCACTTAGTTTGGATGGAGAGATTAAAGTATCAGCAGATCCTAAGAAGTCACATTCAAACTCCTGTGCGAACTGTCTCTTAGATGTGTTCTTTAATGTCTCCTCTTTCCACTTAGCATCTCTTCCTGGTACTTGCGACCAGTGTACTTCATTAGTTGTATAACCATTCTTACCATTTTGAGCATCTTCCCACATCTTATAGAAGTGGTTCATACCATTAGGAGTAGATATGATTATGACTTTCGTTGACTTACCAGAAGTAATAGTAGGATAAACAGAGGCAAAGAATTGCTCTGCAACATGGTTCGGAACGAA